GTTTTTGCATGGTGTCCTCTATGACGTTGTCCTAATATAAGCAGCCACCCCCAGCGTCATAGGAGGGAAGTCGGGGCGGCTTATATTAAAAGACTTGTATGCGAGCTTACTTTGGGCGAAGATGGAAGAACAAGAGCGTATCGTGGGTTTAATGCTATGGCAACTGTTGTTCATTACGAGCATAAGCAAGAAGTGACACAAAACGTAGAAATGGGGTTATTGCTTTGAAATACCACTTCAAACTAGAAACCCCAACTAATCCTGTGCCATACAAGCGCACAACACAAAGAGCTAAATTTGTAGACAAAGACTATAAACGCTATCAGGCTTACAAAAACGCACTTATTGGAGCTTTTATGCAAAATGTAGGCAAACATCCACATAAGGTGTTAATCGGCTCTTGTAAGTGGTACGTTGATGTTTTGGTGACGTATAAAGACAAACGACATGGCGACACTGACAATGTGGCAAAAGGTATCAACGATGCTTTGTTTGAAAATGACAAATACGTGGCTGGGAGTTATGACTATGCTTACGGGGCTGCTGGATGTGTCGAAGTGACTATAACGCAGGATGGGAGTGACAATTAATGACCTACACATACAAGTGTAAACAGTGCGATATTAAATCATCAATTGATAAACCAATGGCAGAGAGTGACCGTCAAGAGTTTTGCGATAAGTGTGGAGAGCAATTAGTTAGAGTCTATGAAGCTCCAAGTATCGCAACCAGTGACGGAACAAAATCATAATGAAGGCTGATTGATGCTATTTGATAACGTAGATGACTTGTATTACGCTTGTATTGAAAAGATAGACCCTGATATTGAAATAGCAGAGGAATACATCATCGGTTGTGTTACTTATCTCAAGCGCAAACTAGAGGGAAGAGCAGACCGTGATAGAGTACGTGATGACGTTAATCTTAATCGAGGTATGGCTAAGTATTCAAAAGAGTTTACAATCATCTACAACATGTCAGAGGACGCATTAAGTACACTAATAGCTTCATCGATTGACTTAACGCATGATGTGAGACACATCGCTGACTTATTAGAGAAGATACAGCGTAGTAACTATGACGAAGTAGAAGCACGTAACCAAGCTACGAAAGCAAAGAATGCCGCCAAGATGTTAGAGCGTATCGCAAAGCTACTTACACCGCAGAATAAAAAGAGTGCAAAGAATACCAATAGCTTATTTGACGAGGAGATGTAATGATTGATATAGTTAAAGATTTTTGGGTAAATATGCTTTTGTTAGCAAATTTTAGTGCTATACGTTTGTTTTTTCACTACGTCATTATTTGGTTTATTATTGAAGTAATAGCCTATAACGTTGAAAAGATGATAGGAGTTCCAACAGTTTACAGATGGTATGACTTTGTAATAACAGCAATATTAGTATGGATGTATTTATATAATATTCAATATTTGCTAGATGCAATAAAAAGTAGGATGTGATGGCATACAGTGCTAGTCAATGGGAACGTGCTAAAGCATATTGGGAAGCAGGACAACACAACCCAAGAGAGATTAGTGAGTTGGTTGGCATAGAGAGATCAACCATAGTAAAACGTGCTAAAAGTCACAATTGGAAAAGTGGTGCAAATGCCGATTATATCGAAGCTAAAACAAAAATAGCAGTCAAAAAATCACAATTAAATTCACAAACATTGCAAGTATTAGATGATATAGCAGATGAACAGATAAGACATAAGCAATTAATCAACTCAAACGCTGAATTAATGGCAACCAAGATTCCTGAGATGATAAGACAGATGATATTAATTGAGGAAGATAAAGAAACTGGCGAGGTTAAAGAGTCGCTAGCAATATCACCTAGCGATTTAAAACTACTTGCAGAAACAAACGATAGGCTTGCTATTACTTTAAAAGTGGCAGATCGTCACGCTCCAAAGCAAGAAATTAACCTTGACAACTCCCAAAAGACTGTTAAATACGTCGGCTTTGCTCCTATGAGTGAAGATAGAAAACGTCAAATAATGGCAGAAAATGGGAGAGATTGAGCTATTAGACCATCAGATTGATTTTATTCAAGATGACTTTACCCGTCATCTATTATTACTTGCAGGCTATGGAGCAGGTAAGACATTTGCTTTCGTTACTAAAGCCTATGACTTAGCATCTAAGAACGTTGGACATACTGGCATATTACTAGAGCCTACAGCTCCTCTTCTGCATGATATTTTAATCCCTGATATGGTCACATTTTTAGAGAATAACGACATAGAGCATACGCTTGTTAAGTCTCCACAACCAAATCTTAGAATCCGTTTTGAAACTGGCGAAACTAAGATACTGTTGAGATCACTTGAAAACTGGCAACGTCTCATCGGTGTTAATGCCGCTTTTATTGGTACGGATGAAATGGACACTGTCAAAAAAGACGTTGTGCTAATGGCATACAAGAAGCTTCAAGGGCGTTTACGTAAGGGTAATGTGCGCCAAATGTTTAACACTACAACACCTGAGGGCTTCGCAGGAGCTTATGAGCTGTTTGAAAAGATGAAGATGGGGCGAATCATCAGGGCAAGGACTGAGGATAACCCTTACTTGCCTCGTGACTTCATCGATGACTTAAAATCAAGTTACCCACCAAATCTTTTAATGGCATATATGGAGGGGCGATTTGTAAACCTTACAAGTGGTACTGTCTATTCATATTTTGACCGTAAGAAGCATCATAGCAGTGTTGAGGCATCAGAGAACGATACGCTATTGATCGGCCAAGACTTCAACGTAGCAGGTTGTATCTCAACAATACACATCATCAAAGACAATAAAGTAATTCGTGTAGATGAGTTAGATAGTAAGGATAGTTTTAACATACCAATCAATATACGCAAAAGATACCCAAATAATAAGGTAATTATGTTTCCTGATGCTTCGGGTAATTCAGACAGAACCAACGCATCAAAGACAGATATACAAATACTACGTGATGCAGGGTTTACAATTGAAGTGCCACCTAAAAACGGTAGAGTAATGGACAGAATACACGCTTGTAATGGAATGTTTGCACATGATCGATACTTGATTAATACCAATAAATGCCCTAAAGGTACGGAAGCACTAGAACAGCAAGCTTACGACAAATATGGAGACCCTGAGAAATTCAGCGGCGGTGGAACTATCGATGACTATAACGACTCTTTCGGATATTTTGTAGTAAGAAGATTCCCACTTATCAAAAATAATGTAGGCACTTCATCTTTCCAAATGCGCTAAACCACAGCGCAAAGCCTAGCCTTAGTTAAAGTATCACAATTTAACATAGGGGACTTTATTATGTCATCAAGCCCAAAATTTACCGATTCAGTCCATAACCTTAACGCTCCAAAGCTTCAGATCATGGAGTCATTTCGTAATGGAACTGAGGGAGTAGCACCGTATCTCATCAAATGGCAACGTGAGGACACCGAAGCATATCAATCACGACAAGCCTCAGCGGTACTCTATAACGTCGTAGAAAAGACAATCAACACTGCTAACGGTATGATATTTCGCAAAGATATTGACTGGTCGGATGATTTAAACGGTATGTTTATTGACTTAGCATCAGAGAACATCGACCGTAACCGTACCAACATTAATGAGTTTATGAAAGAAGCATCACTGAACGCTCTATGGGATGGTATCAGCTTCATATTAGTTGATATGCCAAAGAATGAGATAGAGATAGTGAACTTCCAACAGCAAGTAGCTTTAGGAGTTACGCCTTACTTCTCACACGTTAGATCGTCACAAATACTAAACAGACGTATTGAAAACCAAACGCTAGTACAAATCACACTTGATGAGAATGTAACGGAATACGAGGGTGCTTTCGGTGAAAAGACTATCAACCAACAACGTGTTCTATTCATCGGTGGAGGTCGTATCTATCGCAATGATGCAGTAGTATATGAGTGGACAAATAACCTAAGCTACATTCCACTTATTCCAGTCTACAGCAATAAGACCACCTATCTAAACGGTGCGCCAAAGTTCCTGCCAATGGCACAGCTCAACTTAAAGCACTACAACATCGGTTCACAGCTCGACAAAGCACTCTTTGTGTCTTCTAATCCTATTCCAGTAATTTACGGTGACATAAACGAAGAGTAAGGCGATCAAGTCGTTATCGTTGTTTATATGGCTTTGAAATTCCGTAACAAAGACGAAGGTGGCTTTGAGTGGGTAGAGTTTGCAGGTACAAGTATCGATAAGCTCCAAGAGGAAATTAAGAACGTAGAAACTCGTATGGCTTCAATCGGTTTGGCTATGCTCACAAATGCTAATGGCGATAAGACAGCAACGGAAGCTTCAATCGTGGCTACTTCTGAAACGTCCGACTTATCCGCTATCGCTTCATCTATTCAGTGGAGCATTAACGAGGCTTATAGAGTATGGTGTGAGATGATGAACCAATCACCAAGCGGAGAGCTTACAGTCAATAAAGACTTTGTAGGCGCATTGACTCCTGATGAGGCTAGAGTATATCTAGATATGTTTAATAGCGGTGTACTTGACATTGATACGCTTTGGACTGAACTACAACGCATGGAGTTTGTACAAGAGTTTGACCGTGACCTAGCTAAGGCACAAATCGAAGCTAAAAACCAAGTAATCGGGTAATAAATGCTTGACTTAGCAGTTAAACTTCAAATGCTTCAAGAGCGTTACAAGTCCAACGCTGAACAAGGCTATGTGAGTGCGCTAAAAGATGCACACGAGCGAATAGTAGGCAAACTTGCATCAACTGATGGAACAGACCAAATCAAACGCTTAAAAGCCATTCGTGCATTGATTGAGGATGAGATAGGACAACTCTATGAGAGCGTAAAGCCTGACCTGAAAGATGATATGCAAGGCTTCGCAGAGTTAGAGCATAAAACGCTATTTAACTACATGAACGAAACCAACGGACTAGGCTATGCTTTCGTAGCACTTCCAAAGGACACCATCAAAGAGGTGCTTGATTTTGATGCAGTGATTCCAATGGGTGATAAAGGTTACAGCGTTAATGACTTCTTCGATACAGCCTCACAAGCTCATATTAATCGATATAAACAAATTATCGCAGGTGGTTTAGCTTCCAATGATGGGTATCGTGCTATCACTAAGCGACTCAAAGAAGCAGATGCAAAGGGAACTATGGACTTAGGCTCAATTGTTCACACTGCTATAAGTGCGGCACGAGATAGAGCTAACGTAAAGACGTATGAGAGCTTTGATGACGTTATCATAGGTTGGAAGTCAATAGCCACTTTGGACTCTAGGGTTTCGGCTGTTTGCGCCTCACTCGATGGAGTTACGTATATGAAGCCAAAGTTTAAAAAGTATGAGGATATACCAAATCGTCCTCCAAGACATCCTCGCTGTAGAAGCATACTCCGCAGTCTTACCAAACTAGACGAAGAAGGATTGCGCCCTCAAAACGGTGATACTAAAGGTCAAATATCATCTAATACAAAGTTCCCCGATTGGTTCGCTAATCAATCCAAAGACTTTCAGCGTAAGTGGTTAGGGCAAAGCAGATACGATTTATACAAAGATGGCAGATTAGCTATAAAAGACTTCGTTGATATTAAATCGGGGCGATTGTTTACTCTTGATGAGATTAAAGCAGAGATTGGGCAGAATGCCGACATGATAAAGCTAAGAAGTGATATTTATAACTATAAAAGAGAGGGATATTTTAATAAAGATATGCTTCCTAAAAAACCAATCGAAAAGATACTAACTCAATATGGAATTTCAAAGCAAGACATAGACGATATTGCAGGAACAAAAATGTTTACTGTAGAGAATGCAGTAGTCTATCAAGGCAATAATAGATATTTCTTTGGAGGCAAACAAAATAATAGCGTTTATATTGATAAAGACAAAATACACGCTTCTGATATTATTCATTCACACCCAATTGGGCTAAGCTTCTCAAAAGAAGATATAGAAGAACTTTTGAAATACGGTGGAAATTCTATCGTAGCATTTAATGATGTGTACTTTTACCGTTTTGAAAATAAACTAAAAAACTATGATACTATTTTTAATACTATCTCCGACACAATAAGTAATGTAGATGAGAAGCTCAAAAAACTAATAAAAAGTGGTACAATTACACAATCGCAAGCTAAGTTTGCACAGCCTCATATGATATGGGACGAAGTATCGAAAAAAGAGGAGGGCTTTATTTATGGATCGTATGAAATTAGCCAATGAAGCGGCTCAAAAATTTATTAATGAACTCAACAAAAAAAAGACTCTTACAAAAGGTGAGAGAGAAGTAAAAGAAGTGATAGAACGAAAGCCTATCGATGGAAAAGTTTTATTTTACGAAGGTGGCAGTTTTGCCAATAAGCTTAATATGGACTTCTAGCAAAATACAATAAGAATATCTATTTTTTATTGCGGAGGCTCTGGAAATTCCATCCAATACAAAACCGCTTCTTTGTCAAAATTATAATCGTCACCATCTGCATCATCCCAACACTGGTAGTGTTCATTCCAACAATTACATTGTATATACTTGTTATTTTTAAGAATAACTAAGCATTGTTTATCACCATTTGGGTATCCATCAACCATTGTATTATTCCATCTAACACTTATCATATTTAACTCCTATATGTATTTATTTTACCACAATTCCGATTAAACCACAAAGCAAATTATTTAATCTTGTAAAGTTTTGACAATAACGGATGTTATAAACACTTACAAGGGTAATCAATGGACTTTGATACATTACTAGCAAACATTGAGGCAGGAAAAATCGATGACGTTAAAACGGCATTGACAGAGTTTAAGCCACAATTTGAAAAAACGGTGAGTGACCTAAAGTCATTCGAGAGCAAGTTTAACGATGCTGTGCAAACTCGTGATAAAGCGAAACAGCGATTAAATGAGGTTGCAGGAGTATTTGGTGTCGGTTCGGATGAACTTACAACGGACAAGCTTAAAGAGATGATTAAGACAGCTAAGAGCGATGACGCTTCAAAAGCTGAAATTGATAACCTCACAAAGCTATTACAGCAAAAAGAGGGAGAGTTCACGCAACAGCTCACCGATTATGAGTCCAAGTTTAGAGACAAAATGATTGAGGTAGAGATTGCAAAACTCGGTGCGAATATCGATGTAGTTAACGATAAAGCCTTATCATTAGTGATTGACTCTCTCAAAGATGGAGCAACTCTTGATAATGGGACTATCGTCTATAAAGACGCATCAGGCGCAACAGTACGCAACGCATCAGGGCAACCGATGACGATTGCAGAACGTATGGCGCAATTCAAATCAGACGCTAATAACTCGTTCCTATTTAAACCGACTTCTACAAGCGGTGGGGGTTCGACAACAAGCACTGGCACAAGTACATCGGGCAATATTAGCTTAGATGGAGATAAAGCTTCACGTATGGAAGCTATTTCACGCAAATACAAACTTTAGGAGTTTTAAATGGCACAAAGTAATATGGTAATCTTCAACAAATACGTTCCTGAGGTAGCTGTTGAGTTGTTGGCACAAATGGTTGAGAAGTTCAATGCTTCTTCTGCTGGTTCAATTCTATTGACCAATCAAGGTTTCGAGGGTGATTTCTTCGAGCGTTCTTTCTACTCTTCTTTGGATGCGGCACAACGTCGTGTTGATCGTTATGCGGCTAATGGTGCGGCAAGTGCTACAAGTTTAGCGGCAGTTAAAGAGGCAAGCGGTAAAGTTGGCGGTGGTTTCGGCCCG